TAACATCTGACAAATCTTCTCTTTCACCGATAGCGTTTGCGGTTTTATATGTTGCCATAGTCTTTTCCTTTTAGGTTATTTGGATTTTTGTAAAAGATAATCAACAGCCGAATCCATGCTACCTGTTGACCTTAACTTATTAAAGGCTTTATCAACCTTATTTTTGTTCAAGGAATTTTTTGTAACAAGTTTTTTACCAGATTTTGTCATTTTGGGTGCTTTACGAACTTTTTTCTTAACTAAAGGTTTTTTAGATTGTAGTTCATCAAACAACATTGCTTTTCTTAAAATTAAGATTGCTCTACTATCTGATGCGTTGTTTAACTCTACATCTGAAAATCTTTCTTTTTCAGGCAGATTTTTAGCATATTTAACAATTCTTTGTTTTTCAATTTCAGCAATTTTTTCGTCTTTCCATTCAGGCAATGCTTTTACAAGATTTTGTTGTTCTTGTGCTAAATGTTTTTGCATTTGAACTTGTTGCTCTGCAATTTGCCTTTGGTTTAACTCATTTTGTGCTTGTTGAATTTTTTTAAGTTCTTCTTGCTTATCCCTAAATTCTTCCTTTTGCGTCATAAATTCTAATGGGTTTGTTTCTTTTAAATTTTCCCAATACTCTTTACTTGGCTCTTGGCTTAATTCTAATGATAATCTGTTTTGTATTTGTTCTAGTCCTTGTTGGAGAGCAGTCCTCTCTTGTGTAAGTTCTGATTGTTGCTGTTCAAATTGTTTTTTTTGATTAGCAAGTTCAGTTGTCTTTCTAGTATAATCAGATTGTCTGCTATAACCTGCAGCTAATTCGTCAAGGGTAACATCTTGTTCTTCACCATTAATTTTAACAGTGACATATTCTTGTTCCTCGTACTCGTTAACTTCATCTTCGGTTGTAGCTTCTTCTAATTCTTCCGATACATCTTCCTCAACAGCTTCAAGTGCCTCATCTTCTTCAACTTCATAAGGTTCTTCACTTGTTGGTTCGTCTATATCTGTAGTTGCTTCTGTTTCTTCAACTTCTGCTTGTGGTTGTGCCTCTTGATTAGGTTGTGGATTATCTTCTGTTTCCTGCCTGTCAAGTAGTAGGCTTGTGGCTTCTGCCATGTTGATAGGTTCGTTCCCTGTGGGGTTATCGTCTGTCATGTTTTTACTCCTTTAGACTGCGAAATTGCTTGGTCTTAGTTTATTTGTGTTAATTGGTCATTTGCAATCTTACCGGTTGCAACGACATTTTCTATGTGTTGTTTAACTGTTTTAAGAGTTTTCAACATCATAAAAACTGTTTCACGAGGTTTTTGTTGGTCTATAGAACTATTTTCCCATGCCTTATGGTACTCTTGCTCTAAATAATCAAAAGCCTCTTTTAGAATTTCGTTATCAAGTAATGCTTGTGCTTGTTTGCCACGAGCAATTTCTTTTTCAATTTTTTCCATGTTATCCATTTTTTTCTCCTTTTATGTATATTGTGCTATTTGTTCTTCCGTATAACCTTTTTCAAGTAATGATGATATTTCTTCTTGTGTTAAATATTGATTTTCATTTGTAGCAACAACAGCCCTATCTCCAAGTAAACCCATTGTGTCAACTCCACCAACTTGTGCGATATTTAACATTGTGTCAGCACCTTGCTCTGTATATCCTTGTGCCAATAAAGAATTTTTGTAAGTATCAGGGGATTGTGCAACCTTACTAAGATTTGAAATATCTATTGTATCTTCATCATTTGCAACAGCTTTTAAAGATAGTAAAGTTGTACCTCTTACTAAGTCATTTGTAAGCATATTGGCATCAAAACCATCTTGACCTGTATAATAAAATCTTTGAATATCATCTGTTGAATTTAAAATATCTCCTGTTTCAGGATTGTAATTTAATCTATTAGTTGCTGTTTGTTCTGTTTCTTGATTGCCATAAGTTACACTTAATGGGTCACGATTGCCTGTTTGTACTAAAATGTCACCTTCTATATTTAAACCAAAATCATCTGCAATAGTATTAGCAACAGTACCCATGCCTTGTGATATTGCTGATGCTTTATCAACATTACCTTGTTTAAATTTATCACCTTCCATACCAAAACCTTCATTTGTTGAAGTTGCTAAATCATAACCACCAAAACCTGTTTTATTAGATGGGTCAGCTTGTAAACCTTCTGCAAATAATAATGCCATACCTATAGGTGCTGTTAATGGGTTTTGTGCAAGACCTTGAACAGTGCCACCTAAAATACCTGAACCTCCTAAACCAACTGCTGTACCGAAAACATTTGTTGGTGTTGCTTCTTCAAGTGCAGCATCTAAACTTAATAAACCACCACCTAAAGATAATAATTCACCACCTGTAAATTGCGTTGCATCATTTAATGCTGAACCAGCAGTGCCTAAACCTTCGTTAATAGGGTTGCTTAAAAAATCAGTTACACCACTACTAAATCTATCAAATAAACTTCTTGGGTCATCTACTATTTGGACACCTGTATTGGTTAAATTTCCATCAGCATCTACTGATAAAGTGCCTACTTCTTTTGTCCAAACAAGATTATTATTACCATCTAAAATTTGCGTAAAATATTCACCTGTTGCTTCATCAAAATATGAATTAAATGCACTTGCACCTGAAGAACTAATACCTGTAGGAGATAAACCTGACAATTCACCATCTAATTTAATTAAAGAACCATCTAAATTTACAGCACTTGATGAACCTATTGTGTTATCAAGAATACCAAGTTGACTAGCATTATAAGTATCAATATATGAACTACCAACACCTGTTTGTGCTTTAGTAATTAAATTATTTGCAGTTGTAGAACTACCTTTTATTTGAGTTAAACCACTTATAAGAGCCGGCCCAAAAGTAACACTTGTATTATTTATTGTATCTATTAAAGAAGCAGCATCAGATAATGATATATCGTTTGAGTCAATTAATGATTGAATAATATTATTTGCATCATCTTGTGTTATATATCCTGAACCATCAACAGTTGTCGTTGTATTATCTTTTGTATCAAGGTTTGTGTTTCCATCAGCATTATCACCACTACTTCCAGAATTTATTGTATTTATAACAGTATTGCTACCTGTTCCATTAATAGTTGAACCATCACCACCAACTGTAGTGCCATCTTTAATTATAGTATTATCATTAGTAGAACCATCAATATCATCATCATTAGAGCCTCCAAGTAATGTAGTACTACCTGTATTGTTTCCACCACCAACTGTAGTGCCATCTTTAATGTCAAGTTCTGTATTATCAATAGTAGTGCCATTATTAGTTCCAGAACTTATGATAGTTGTTCCTGTTCCTGCACCACCTGAACCTCCTGAACCTCCACTTCCATTACCATCACCACCATCATCACCATCACCATTATCATCATCATCACCACCAAGTAATGATAGACCACCAGTAATAATACCTGCAGCAGTTCCTAAATCAATACCACTATCTCCACCTGCGCCACCACCTTGATTAACAAAAGATTGCCAATAATTAGCATCATAAGGCAATGGTTGATAAACATTCATGTTAAATGTATCAGGGCTAACTGCAAAACTTCGTTGAAAGTCATTTTCAAGTGTTGGGTATTCATTTAACATATTCATAACAACTTGTGGTCTTTGTTGCATAACATCTAAATCTGACAATGTGTCTAATACAGGTGTGTTTTGCAATAAACCTTGTTGTGGCACAAAGTAATTAGGATAATTTTGCACAGGTTGAAAATCACGCATAAATCCTGAATAATCTACTTGTTGCGTTGATGGTTGTGCAGCATTTAAACCAGCAAGTATTTCTAATGTTTCTTCGTCCATTACTCAACTCTCGGTAAATTAGTAGATGGTTTGCCACCAACTTGTTGTTCAAATCCTCTTAGTTGTGCCTCATATCTAAGTTCTTCTTTTCTTATTTCCATTTTCATTTGTAATTCTTCACGCTTTAATTGTAATTCAGCATCTTGTTTTTGTTTTTGTAATTGTATGTCAGCTTCCATTTTTTGTTGTTCAAGTTGCATTTTAATTTGTGCTTCACTTGGTTGTGGTGGTTGTGGTGGTTGTGGTGGCATATTTGCAGGATTTTTAAAGAACCTTGACGCATCTTTAAATCCAGCAAGTCCTGCCAATTCTGCCAATGTATTTCTGTATTGTTCCAAAGAAACTAATGGGTTTTCAGCACCTAATTGCAACAATATTTGTTCTTGTTTTTGTGCCATTTGATTTAAAAATGCTAGTTTTTCGTTTGTTTGACCACTACCTAAACCTACATTAACTGTAATATCATATTCATGTTTCCAATTAGAAGGGTCAATAGGTACAAACTTATTATTTAACCTTATCATTTGGTCTTTTTTGCCATGATGTAAACATAAAGTTAAAATTAATTTAAATAATTGTTTTACTCCTGTTTCTGCAAACACTCTTGCAATCATTTCAATTTTACCTTGTGCAGCACTCATTTGTGCAGCAACCGCAGTAGCCGTTGTGCTTTGTAGTGCATCTGCATCAAGACCCATAGAGGCTTTTGATAGTCCTGTTTTTTGTTCTTTTAATTGGTCAAGATATTGTAACAATCCATAAGCATTTTGACCTATCATTTGTGGTTGTAATTGTTGAATGGCATTAGCTTGTCTTACTCGAACAACACCACCTGCCCTAGAATTTAACAAATCATCTATATTAACTTGACCTTCAACAGCAGCAACTCTTGAATTATTTGTAAGATAAATATTATCTAATAATTGACGCATAACTGTAGATTTAACTAATTGTATGTCCATAACAATTTCAGCTAAACTTCTACCAATAAGTCTATGTGGCATTAGTATTGGTGATAGACAAGCAAATGGTACATGGTCAAAAACTTCATTTTCAACTATTTCAGCACCTTGTCCAAGTGCAACAACTCTGCGTAATTCAGCAATACCATCACCATCATAATCAGCTTTTATATAAGCCTCGACAACCAACACATCACGCATAGACACATCACTTGTATCAGTATCACTTCCACTTTCTACATCTTCAAATCTATTTTGTACTTCATCACTAAAATCTAATTCAGTATATCCAGCGTAACTTTCAACAAGTTCTCTATCATAACCCATTTGTATAAGGTCACTTACTTTCATTGTTGTCCTATGTGCAACAAAATCAGCTTCTTCTAATGATGCTGCTCTTTTTGATACTAAAAATTCTTCTGGTGGAATATTATCAACCTTAATCATACCACCATAAGTTTTTCTTTTTATAACAACATCATGTCTAATGTAATCTTCAACAATAGGAATACCCATCTCATCAATTTCATTAGATTGTAAGTCATTTGAATTTTGTTCTACAATTTCAATACTATCATCTTGTAATAATAATGTAAGTTCGTCATCTGAAAGATTTGTGTATGTTTCTTCTTCCATTGTTTCAGTTTCATCATAGTAAACTTTGACAACGCCTAGTTTTTGTAACAACGCATCTTTAAAAAAGTTATGTAAAATAACAAAACCATTATTTTGACAATTTATGACATAATTTGCGTATGATGTGGCTTGTTCAGCACCTTCAACATCTTCTTCACCACGAGGCATAAACTTAACAAAATCATCAGTTTGGGTAAAAGTACGCATAAGGCTTGGCATGATAAATTCAATAGTGTCAGCAACCTCTGTTGTAACAACTTGAGAACGACCTTCTTGCTCGTTACCATACTTTTCACCCATATAGTAATCCATAGCTTTTATTCTATCTATGCCGTACTCATTATCATAATAGCCATGTGCGTTTTCTATTTCATTACGCAACAAAGCCTGAAATTCTAGCTTGTCCATTAAAAATCCTATTTAGTAGTTTTTTTCTTTGCAGGTTTTTTCTTAGTTTCAACAGGCTTTTTAGTTTCTTTTTTAGCTTGTTTTTCCATTTCTAATACTTGACTTCTTTGCATTGTATTACCCTATAATTATAATTAATAAAAGTATTCCAATAATGCCACCTAATGCAGCATCAATGTAATCCCATGAATGACCCTTGATATACTCAATAATGTCTTGTATTTTTTCCATTGTTTTCTCCTAATTTAACTCTGATATGTCTGGTCTAATATTTACACTTTGTAATTTTTCAATAAATTCTTCACTTGAACCACCACTTCTATAAAAAGTATAGGCGGCAGCTGCCAAACAAACCTCTGTTAATAATTCAAAACTATCAAGATGTTTGTTCATTTTTTCTAGTTCTACAATTAAATGTTCTAATAAAGCATGGGTAACAGGATTTTCTGCCTCAAACTCGTGTTCAGGCATAAATACTATATCTTTTATGTTATCCATGAATTATCCTTATATTGTATTGGTTTATTCCAATTATGTTGTGTACCACGCACACTTGCTACAAATGATTGTTGTGCAAAGGTTAAGCAAAACGCATCAGCTAAGTCACATGAACGCCCACCTAATCTTTTTTTAAACTCATCTTTGGCTTCAACTTTAACCTTACCATTTGATGTAAATTTAAAACGAGGAGCTATAAGTTCTTCAATTAACTTGTCATCTTGAACTAAGTAAACATCACGACCCTCAAACCATTCTCTAGCCTTAAACCATAGTTCATCACGCAAACGCATATATTTTTCACGCATACTAGGGCTTTCACTTACTTGTATGGGTCTTGCTGGTAAATCTAATTCAGTCAATCTTGAACAAACACCACTACCAATACCAATGCTATCAACCATTATGTCAGTTGGTCTATCTTTATAACTGCACATTTCATACTCTTGCACAACTAAACCAACAGTTTCCATTAGGTCTTTGCCTTGCCATGATTTAATAGGTTCAGTAACTTCATTGCCACGCCTTTTACATAAAGCAGTTCTATCACTACCAAAAGCCGCAACATCTAAACCCCAAACAACCGGTGTATATGGGTCAACTTGTATATCTCTTTGCAAGGCACTATCTACCATATAAAGAGGAATAACAGTATCATCTTCTGCTCTTGGAAACTCACCAAGAACTCTAACCCTGTAAACATTCGAGTCATCACCATATTTAAGTGACATATCCTCTATATAGGCATCTGATACTTGTGAACTATCTGCACACGCAACAGTCATTAATTTCCATCTATCACGCATAGCTGAAAACGCATTGAAGAAATACCCACTTGTTCTTGTTGGGTTACCGGTCATAACAACTTTTGCATTTGGCGTTGATAAAGAACCTTCACCAACCTCAAATATCATATCGTCAACACCACTAGCCTCATCAATAATAAAAAGTAAGTTGTCACTATGAAAACCTTGTAATGCTTCTGGGTTTTCACGCCTTGATACACGAGCAACAGCATAACTATCACTTGCACCTTCAAGGTTGATTTTGTCGTTCTTCATTTCTAATTGATTATAAAATGCTTCTGGTAATTGACGACCCCATTTCTTTACTTCCGCCCACAATACATCAGATAGTTGGTGTGCTGTGTTTGCAGTACATATTACTTTGCATGGGTGTCTTGTAAGTAACCACCATAATATTAACCAAGATAAAACAGCAGTCTTGCCAACACCATGTCCTGACTTAACTGCATTTCTAGGATTGTTTTGAACATTGTATAAAAATTCTTTTTGCCACTTTTCAGGCTTAACATTCAACATTGTTTCAACAAACATTACAGGGTCAGATGCTAAATCTTCTATAATTTCTTCTAGTTCTGTAGTTGACATAAAATTCCTTTTTTGGTGTAGATAGGACAAAAATGGATAGTTTTCGAAAAACCCACCTACACCACCTCAAGAGGTAATAATTGTTGTGCTGCCATTTTTTTTTGGTGCTTCTTCTTACTGTTAATTGGGGGAGAATTGCACAACAAACACCATTTGACCATATTTGGTGATTTGAGAGAGTTTGTCAACACCATATATAGTAATTAAAATATTTAAAAAATTTTTATTTTTTTATTGACTTATATTGTCAATAGATGTAGTTTGTCTATATTGTTAATTAATTATGGAGAATATAATGAAAAAAATTATAAAAGGTCACTACAAGTATAAAGGTTATCAAATAATGAAATTTAAGACTTATGATAACTTTGCTAAGATAATGCACGAAGGGTGGAGAATTTTTCAGTTAGATAAAAAACATGGTTATAACCCAATTTTATCAACTAATAAATTATATCAAGCTAAAGAACAAATTGATAGTTGGGGGGAGAAATAAATGAATGATGAATTAGAATATATACTTATAGTGGCTATATCAATAGCCACTTATTTACAATTTATAGGAGTGTAATATGGGAAAAAGACAAATAAAACCAAAAACCGCAAAAGGCAAAAAATTTTCACATAGACCACAACGAGCAGTAAACTCGATTTGGGTTGAGAAAGATTACTATGATGAAAAACAAGACCGGTGGCGTGGTAAGTGGTATGGCTTACCAAGATAATAAATTAAGGGGGTTTTTAACCCCCTTTTTTTATATTTGATTAGGGTCTAAATATCCTAGTTCAATGTCTTTTTTATTTGCTTCTTCAAAGAACACCCAAAACTCATTAATATTTTCTTCAAGAACTAACATTTCTTCATCAGATATAGCATCATCTGTTTGTTGTATATATCCACCACTTGTAATTAAATCACGACCTTTTTGAAATATTTTAACTAAATCTTTTTTTAACATTGTATTCTCCAATTATGATAAAAAACAATTTTTTATCTTCTGTATATATAACGAATAAGAACCGAATTTTACCAGATTATTTTGTTATATATATACTTAACGAATGAAACACAAATTTTGTCGGAAATTTTTTAAAATAATTTTAGTATAGGTAGGGGTATAATTATTATTACCACTAGGGGGCGACATAAAATTAAGGGGGGGTGTCTAAAACATATATAATTATTCTATTTAGTCACCATCTATTTCTTTGGGGGTGACATCTATGACATCACCTTTTTTTATATCTTCTTTTTTATAATTTTTTATGCGTTCCGAGATAGTGCTTATAGACTTAACAAGACTATCTGCTTTTATATTTAATTGGCTTTGCTGTGGGAACAGGA